CAAGAAAAATGGATGCATTGGTTAGGAATAACCCAAACAATATTAAAATGATTATGGAATATTTTGCATCAGCAGCAGCAAAGACTTCCAATAAAGTATTGTTTGAAGTATATACTCACTTTGAATCAAGAGCAAAAAAACAAGATTATAGAAGAGTAACAATAAAAGGTTCTAGAACCGCATACCCTCTTCCTATTCTTGAAGCACTTCCTGTTAGAACAATTGGTGCTATTCAGCAATCAATTTGGGATATTCTTAGAACTAAGTTTTCAAATCTTGATAAACTTGGTAAAGTTTATATTGATGATGAACTTAGGAAGATTCCATTACCAACAAATATGCGTTCATTGAATATGTCTTTGAAGCCAAGGATTAGAGGACAAAGAATTGCATTTGATAATCCTGATGCAAAGATTATTCGTGCATTTGTTTATTGGATGGATGAAAATGGTAGTGAAGATTTGGATTTGTCAGCAACATTTGTTGGTGATAAGAAAACAGGTTTGTTATCATTCCAAAACTTAAAGTTTGAAAACAACCTTCATTCAGGTGATGTAAGACACCATCAAGGACCATGTGCTGAATATGTTGATATTAATATTGATGATACACTTGCAAAAGGTTACAGATATGTAATGATTGATGTAAGGAACTTCAATGGTCGTTCATTAGCATCTGTTGAATCAGTATTTGGTTTAATGGAAAGAGAATACCCTGAGTCAAATAAATTGTGGTATCCTCAAACGATTACCAATACACAGATGTTACAGTCGGAATCAACTAATACTCTTGTAACTATCTTGGATTTGGAAAACAAAGAGTATATCTTTATTGATGAAGATAGTAATGGCAGACCTGTTGCATCACTTGATTCATCTAATGTGATTGATGTGATTAATCATTATAGTAAATTACCTGCTGTATCAGTATTTGATATACTTTTATTACACACAGAAGCAAGGGGATTACTTGTTGAGAACAAGGAAGATGCAGATACTTGCTTTATGCTTGAGGACTTTACAAATTCCTATGAAGATATAGCAAAGATGATGCTTTAAATAATAAAGTTTAACATCTTTCAAACCCATCAAATTCGATGGGTTTTTTATTTTAAACTAATTACAATAAATTAGTTTAAAATGAGTTTAAAAAGAATATTAAAAAGATTAATTCTTGAAAAGTTAGGTTATACAGAAGAAGGATTAATTACATCACCATATGATACAGATGTAGATAAACCAAGAGTACCTATCATATCACCGAATCAAGCAAATCTACTTGATTTAACTAAACCTCTTGATAATAGTTTTTGTAAATACAACCCACTAATCAACCAATATGCACAATCAGGTCCTGATGAATTAGCGGAAATGATTATTTTTGTTATTGCAACTCAACAACAAAGATGGTATGATGTTGTACCTAAATTTCCAATATTAATGACATTTTTAAGAAAAAATGGTAGATTAATAGACCCATCGCTTGATTATCAAGATATACCAAAAGCATTTTCTCAATTGGTACTTAATTTTAGAATGGATGGTATTGATACTGTTTGGACTAATAGAGACCAATATTATTCCATATTAAAACCATTAATTAATAAATATAATAAAAGTAGTGGTATTGCAAAAGAAGATGCTATGTTTAGTATTTATTTAGAATGTTTAAAAATACCTGCTCTTGGATATCCAAAAGCAGCATTTGCTACTCAACTTATTATTGGAAGATTAGGTTGTATTGATTCAATTAATTTAAATCTTTATAAAGACCTTGATAAAGAAAATAGTATTATTGGTAAATCAGGTAGTTTTAAAACACCTGATAAGATTAAAGATAGTAATAATAAGATTATTGATATTACAAAAGGTACTGTTAAATTGGCTAAAGAATATGTAAAATTCTTAAAAAGAATTTCTGAATTAACTAAATCAAGTGAAGCACAAATTTCACAAATGTTATGGAATTCTTGGGTTAAATTAGTAGAATTAAAAATTAATCAACCAAATGATATTGATGTTATAATGCCAGGAGGTGAAAAATTTGTTGTTCCAAATGATTATGCTAGAAAGACTTCTGATGCTGATATTAATCCATCATCAGCGTTTAGAAAAAAGTATATTGGTAATATTACTGCGGATGATATTTCTAGACAACATTATCCACCTATGATGACAGAAGGGTTTAAAAAATGGACAAAATATTTTTATAAAACTTTAAATAATTAAAAATCTTAAAAAACTTTTTTAAACCTTGGGGAAACTCAAAGTTTTTTAATTAAAAACTTAGAATTGTACAATTTTAAGTTAAATAATATAATATATGAATTTGAATTATAACTAAAAAATAGAAAAATAAATATAATTTCTTGTTACTGAAACTATTAAGTACAATTTTAATTTAAATGATTCAAATACAATTTTAAAAAATATTAAAGTAAATTTGTACTTTTTTTAGTTATCATACTATTTAAAAAAAATGAAAACTATGAAAAAAATAATTTTACTACTAACATGTTTAAGTTTAATTTCTTTTAATTCATTCTCACAAGAATTTGTAGAGATTTATAAAAAGAAAAAATTTAACAAAGAATTTCAAAAGTCTGTAGATGGCTTTAGAAATAAAAACAAAAAACTTAAATTTAAGTTTAATGAACAATATGCTAATGTAGAGGCTGAAGAAATCTTCCTTTCAACTCCTGAAGTCTTTACTCAAGGTAAAGGTGGTAGGAAAAAAGTAAGAAATCTTAAAGCACCTAAACATTATCGTCTTAAGAGTGGTAATTCCTTTGGAGTTTTAACTGTAACAGAATCTGGAATTATTGGTGCTATAGGCTCTCTTAATATAACTGATGATAGTCTTGTATTACAATCTAATGAGGGGCAAGTTCTAGAAACAGATGCACCTGTAGAATATAATAGCCCCGTTGGACAAGCACAAAGTGTCTTACCTACTACTGCTGAGAATATAATCTCACAATCTAGTTCTATTCTTCCTCAATCAGTTAGAAAGGTATATGTAGTAGACTTTGACCTCTACAAAGCACTTGGAAGTTCTGTACAAAACTGTCTTAATTGGGCGCAATCAGTTCATGCAGGTGTCTTACCTTATTATCAAGAACTTGGTATTACTAATACACTTTTTAAGGTAATAGTTAATACAGATACAAGTGCATACTTTAGAATGTGTACAGGAGTAAATAATGCATTAATTTGTAACTCAAGTCAAGTATTATTGCAATTTGCCTCAGATTATAGAAATGAGAGTGGTGACCTCCTTCATCTCTTGACTCTTAAAAATTATGGAGGATTAGCTTATCTTTCAGGAATAGGACCAACATCCAACATTAAATTTTGTGTTAGCGGAGTATTTACTAATGTAAACTTAAATAATAATTACAGTTGGACTATTAATGTAGTAGCACATGAGGAAGGTCATTTATATGGCTCTAGACATACTCAGTGGTGTGGATGGTATAAGCCTAATGGAAGTATAGGTAGATTAGATTCTTGTTGGCAAGGTGAGAGTACAGCATATACCTCAGGTTGTTCTTTCCTTACTAAATCTTCTGGTGGACAAGGAACTATAATGAGTTATTGTCAAAACAATGGTGGTATAAATCTCTCTAAAGGTTTCTTTTTTCCTCAAATTAAGGAAGTTATGAGAAGAACCTTAATGAATTCTACTGTAGCAGGTGGTCCTACAAATAATTGTACTTGGACTTATGGTCCTTGGTCTTCTTGTATACCTAATAATCTTGGTGAAGTTTATCCTGATGGAAATGGTTATCAAACAAGAACTGCTACACCTAATACTGATGTGTGTAGAGGTTACCCACTTGAGGCTACTGCTAGAGCCTGTTGGGTATCACCTGGAACACCCACTCAACCAATTGCTGATTTTGCAGCAACTTACTCTACTGGTGTAGAAGGTACTTTTGAATATAAAACATATCAAAATCTAACAGGTCCAACAGCGGTTACATTTAAAGATAAGAGTACAGGTATTCCTAATACTTGGGCTTGGGATTTTGGTGATAATCAAACCTCAACTCAAAAAAATCCTACTAATCTTTATGCTAATGCAGGTATTTATAGAGTTACCCTTAATGCCTCTAATGCAGTTGGAACTAGTTCTGCTACTAAAAATGATTATGTATGGATTGTTGGTAATAATGGAATTCCCGTACCTGAGTTTCAAGCTTCTAGACTCACCGGTGCAGCACCTGTTCCAGTACAATTTGTTAATTTATCTAGTACTAATTCATTTCAATTTGTTTGGAACTTTAAGAATAGTAGTGGAACAATAATAGGCACTTCTCAAGAAAGAAATCCTAGATTTACCTTCTCAAGTGCAGGAGTTTATACAGTTTCTCTATTGGCTATTAATAAGAATGGTCAGAATACAATAGAAAAGGTTAATCTTATTAATGTAAGTGGAACAGTTCTTCCACCTGTAGTAAACTTTACAGGAACTCCTCTTACAGGTACTGCTCCATTGACAGTAAATTTTACAGACTTAACTACTAATAATCCCACTTCTTGGTTTTGGAACTTTGGAAATGGTGTAACCTCAACAGTTAAGAATCCTTCTGTAACTTATACTCAACCCGGAACATATACAGTTACTCTTAGTGCTGCTAATGCAGGAGGTAATAATGCATTTATAAGGACTGCTTATATAACTGTTAATCCTTCAACAGTACTTGCTCCTGTAGCAAATTTCTCAGCAACTCCACTTACAGGGGTTTCTCCACTTACTGTACAGTTTATTGATAGTTCAAGTAGGAATCCCACTTCTTGGTTTTGGAACTTTGGAAATGGTCAGACCTCAACTTTAAAGAATCCTACCACCACTTATACTACAAGTGGAAGTTATACGGTTAGTTTGACTGCAACTAACTCTGCCGGAAGTAATACATTTACTAGAACTTCTTATATAACTGTTAGTACAACTCCTCCTCCTTCTACACCTACTGTAACAGTATATAAGAAGAGTGATAATCGTTGGTATATTAATTTTAAGAGTAATAGTACTCAAAGTATCTCTACTAATGTATGTAGATACACATTAGCTCCTTGTAATCCTGCAAGCAATCCTACTTGTGGAGGTAGAACCTCACCTAGTATTATAGTTGGTGATAATGAGTTCTTAATGAATCCTCAACCAACACCTCCATCTTCAGGAATTTGGTGTTATAGAGTATCAATAACACAAGGTACACAGGTTTATTGGAGTAACTTTTTTGAATTTATTAAATAATTTTTAAAAAAATATTAAAATTTAAAGATGCCCAAATTTAAAACTTTGGGCATTTTTTTTTCTAAAAAAAATTCTTATATTTGTATCGCTTAACTCCCATCCACTAAAGATGGATGGGTTTGACGCTCCGATTATATGAAAGGAACATTACATTACATAGAAGATATGGGTTGGGTTGTCAGATACATTGAAATGAGAGAATTTCATCAAGAAGACCAACTTCATCCTGATGATACTGAAGGTGTAACTGAAGGTATGGAAGTTGATTTTGAAATAGTTGAACATCAAAAACTAGATGGTGTTGCAACATATGCTAAAATTAAAAAAGAAGATGCAAGATAGAATTCAAATAAATGGTGTTTGGTATGTCAGGGAGGATATATCAGAACAAAAAGATATTGAAGTTACATATTCAAAAAGTTGTCATTATGAAAATAATGATTATGTTTGGGAAGCAACAAGATTAATGAAAGATGGTGAGTTTTCATATTATCCTGATATTGATATTAAGTTTACAGATAAAAGAACTAAACCTTGGAAAGAAGAATATTGGGATAATAATACTTGGATGGTAGGTGTAATGAATGATGACCCTGATGCTATGAAAGATGCAAGGGAAAGTATGTGTGAGCAAGGTATTAAAGAATTTAAATTATTTCTAAATAAATTAGAAGAAAATTTTTGGTTAAGCAAAAAATGAAACAGTCATCAACTGAATGGTTAATTGAACAACTACTTGGTACAGGATGTTTAACACAGAAACCTGAAACTAGTAGTATTAATGGTTTAAAAGTATTAAAAATTTTAAATCAAGCAAAAGAAATGGAGAAGGAAGAGTTAAGAAAATTCTTTTCTATTGGTTGGACTACAAGAGAGAGATTTGATGATTTAGTTCCTGACATAATTTATCCTGAAAAATTAGATTATGAAGAAAAACAAGAATACGCATTTGAACAATACTATAAAGAAAACTATGGAAAATAAAAAGGAAACAGTAGTAGAGTGGTTAAAAGAAAACCTACCATCCTTGTTTCAAGATGATTCAGGTCATTATCAGAAACTATTTGAACAAGCCAACAAAATGTTTGAAGAGCAGATAATTGATGCTTATGATTACGGCTATACAGAAGGATGGCATATGGAGGAGCATAAATCAGAAGAATATTATCAAGAAAACTATGGAAAATAAAATGTATACTGAGCAAGAAGTGTATGAACTGTTATTAAAACATCAATCTGCATATAGAAGTGCTGTTAGAAATACATCTCCATTGGATTTGATTTGTTGGTATTAAAAATGAAATGGATTTTACTAACCCTTTTAAATGGAGATGAAAACAACTGTTGAGTGGTTAATTGAACAACTACAAGCACCTTGTAGAAGTATTCCATCACATATCATTGAAGAAGCAATTAAAATGGAAGAAAAACAAAATAAATTCTTTTTTGATTGTGGAAGACAATATCAATTAACAGGAGAAGGAACATTTAAACAAGTTACTGAAGAAATTTATGGAAAAAGATAAACAAAAAGAATTATTAACCAAATGGGTTAATGCTGCTCAGATTCTTGAAGGTACTGATAAGCAAACATATATTGTTTTGAAACCTACAAATGAATTACCTGATGTAACACCAATGAACGGTCCAATTGAATTAGATTATTCAATCTATCCTAAAATAAAAAAAGAAGATGAAAGGAATTCTTAAAAATACAAAAGCAGGTTGGTTTGTGTTATACCAAGTAATGAGAGATGAAATAACATCAGGTTATGATTCTATTCCATTGCATCCTGATAGTCAAACTTGGATGGATGGATATCATTTATATGAAGGTAAAGAAGTGCAATTTGAAATTGTAATGGATAAACCTGACCATACATATAGTCAAACACCTTATGCTAAAACAATTGATGAAGATGTTTTAGGTTGTTCATATCCTAATTGTATATGTCAGGGCGATGAAATAACTTATTGTAATAATAGAACACCTGAACAAGTTGTATTAGGTGATAAAACAGCATTAGTTGAAGATGTATTTCATCAAGGTATAGAAAAGAAGCACAGTCAACAAGTAGACTTTAGCAATCCAAATGCTGATAAAATAACTTCCAATACAACAGCAAATAAACTTTCATTTAGAGAAAGATGTAGGATTGGAAATTACACACCATTTAATATTGAAAATTTAATGGGTGAATTATCTAAAAAGAAAAAAGAGAATTATCTTACACAAGAAGAATTTGAAGAGTTTCATAATACAATAATGGATGGTTTAAATATACCAAGATATGAAAAATAAAGAATTTATCCCTTACGAACAAGCATTAGAACTTAAAGAATTAGGTTTTGATGAACCTTGTTTTGGATGGTTTGCCTCAGATAAAACTTTAATAAAAGAAGTTATAGAAAAAACCGATTTTACTTTAGCACCACTTTACCAACAAGTAGTGGAATGGTTAAGACAAAAAGGTATAATAATTGAATTAATTGTAGATGGTTGGGGTGATGATAACTGTGTTAGCGAAGAATATTTATGCTATAGAATATTTATTTGGGAAATAGGTAAACCTAAACCACACCATAATGATGATTTAGGTGCTTTAGCTACACCACAAGAAGCATATTCAGTAGCATTTGATTATATTTTAAATATAAAAAATAGATTTTTTGCAAAAAGTACCGAAAAGTGATACCTTTCGCAAAAATTAACTCTTGAAATAATTAACTATTTATCATAAAATATGACAACATTTCTGACAAGACTTAATGAAGAAAAACTTCAATTAGAAGAAAAAACTAATAAATTGGAAGCTTTTCTATTTACTGAACCTTTTAATAACCTTGATACTATACAACAAGGTTTATTGCAAATTCAATTATCTGCAATGCAAACATATCTTAAATGTCTTAATGAAAGATTAACTCATTTGAAATAATTAAAATATTATGAATAAAGTAATCTGCACAGATGATACTAATAGACCTAACGAAATTAGTTCAACACAATGGATTAAGAAGGGTAATAAATACACAGTTGTTAAAATGTGTACATCTAAATTAACAGGTGATAAATATTTTGTTTTGGAAGAAGTACAACCCCCACAACCTTGGGGTGGATATAATATAAAAAGATTTGGCATTGATGTCAATGACCTTGAAGAATTGGTTAAAGAAAAAGAACTTGAACTTGAAGAAGTTGATTAAAAAATAATATATTTATTTTATGAAAACTCTTGAAGAAATTAAAGAATTTGCAACCAAATGTTATAAAGAAAAAAAATCAAAAATTTTTGAAGCTTTTTAAAAAAAAGTTATATATTTGCACTAGTTATAATTATCAGAGAAAAGGCTACGAGTTCATATGGTCTAAGGGCATAGATAGGGTTACTTCTAATAAATTGAAAAATAGGAAACAACTCACCCACTCACTTTCCTTTCTCTTATAAGATATAAAGTTGGCTAAATGCAAAGTTACTCCTAAAATTCTACCAATCCGTTACACGGATACCTACAACACTAGCATACTTTCCAACTTCTTTTTAAAACCCGATATCAATCGGGTTTTTTTATTTAATAATTTTTTAAAAGTAGATACGTTAAAAGAAATAAAATATAGCGTATTTTATATCCATGAGATATAATTATGAGTAAAACTTTCCGCAATAATACACCAAAAGAAAAGAACATTTCTAATAAGAATGCATCCAAGAAACTAAATACAAAAGAAAAAAGACCAAATAATAATCGATTTAAAAATTTTGATTACTCATCTTCAGAATTTGATTAAAATTAAAACTAACTTTTGAATATCATGATTGAAAAAAGGACTTATAGCATTGAGTCAACATTGAAACCAAATATGTTAAAAAATTATAATAGATGTTTATTTGAAACTGAAAGAATTAATCAAACTCTTAATAAAATAAGAGATGAAAATATTATTTGTATACATATGAATACAGAAAACTTTGATAAATATTTTAATACAAAATATGGTAATGTGGTTTTTTTAACAAGGAATTATAATCATTATTATGGTTTTTAAATTTTCCCCATATGTCTTTTGAATAAATTTTTAATCTCATTCAATTTTAATTCATTTTCAATATCTTTTTTTGATTGTTCATTAAAAACATCTTCATTTGCACTTTTCTTTCCCCATGACTTTCCTTTACCTTTTGTCTTACAAGCAGATGGAGTTGGTCTACAAGCAGGATATTTAGAACGCTTTTCACCTTCCTTTCTACCACAAGATTTACATTTACCATCACGACAAGTATTACAATCAACCCATCCTTTTGATTTACCTTTTCCACCTTGACGTGCAAACCAACCATGAAGACCTTGCTTTTTCTCTTTTGAAAAATCAGTTTTTTCATTAAGACTTTTTTTATTTAAAGACATAATATCTTCTTTATTAATTAAATAAATATTAATATTTTTTTTATTTTCAATATTTACAGCCTTATATAATCTATTCAATCCATCTGCTACAGATAAATTATTTTTTTCTTTTACAACTAAAAGAGGATATGATGTATCAGAATTCATCATTCTTCTTTTATGTTCTTTATTATTTATATCATAATTTTTATCCCACCATTCTAAATTGTGTATTAACTTTGAAATTGGAAAATTAGATTTAAAATATTTTTCTTTGTTTGCTTCAACAAATTCATAAACTTCCTCTACTGAAAATATATTACCTTCTTCATCACCAAATTCAGACCCTACAAATTTTGAAAATTCACCTTCTTTTAATCTACCTTTGCAATGTGCTTTTTGAGAAAATCCTTTTGGGTTATTACAATCAATGCTTCTTTTATATTTCTCTGACCATTTTTCGCTCAACAGTTCTTTTTTAGTTATTTCAAATATTTTCATTTTTAGATTCATTAATTATTGATTTTCTTATTGTATTTATAAAATCCAACCAATCTTCTGTATTATTTTCATTTCTTCCAATATTTGCTGAATAACAACAAAGCACACAATTATCTTTTGAATATGGTTTACTATTATCTAGTCTATCAACTGATGGTTTTGATGGAAACTTCTTTTTTGATGTTATTGTCATAGGTATATTAAACCAATAACATAAACCATTTTGTTTTTCCCATAATTCTAAAATAAATTCAGCAGTTATATCAGTATCTTTAGTTCTTCTTTTTAATCTAGTAAATAAAACTTTATGCCAATTTTTTTCCCTAAAAATTATAGAGTACTCTTTCGTTTTAATTTTATTTTCAGGCTTACTTCTTCTTTTTTTTATATTTTGTAAATAACAAGAATAACATTTATTATAAACTCTAGCATTTTTTGGTATATTTTGTTCTGTTAAGATACAATTACAATCTTTACAATTAGTTGATTTTTTAATTCCGTTTTTAAATTTATTTTGTTTGTTGTAATTTTCTAATTTTAATTTTGGTGTACATTTTTTACATGAATTAATTTTATCCAAATAACTTTTATTAACTCTAGAATCTATTTTTTCATTACAAATAGGGCAAACAAACCATCCGTATGAATGACCTGTTTTAGTTTTTCTTGTTATTTCAAATTGTGTAATCATTTTTCTTTTTTCCAAATCTTACCTTGCCTACACCTCACTACAGCCCCACTTGAATAAGCTGAGGGCCATACATCATATTTTCTTTTAGCAATTCTAGTACACCTATCACCTTTTTTCTTTTCTTCTTCTAATTCACCTTTAGTAATTTCAAACATAAAGTTTCCTTCTTCTAATTCACCTTTACTTATTTCCATACTTTCAAATTGTGTTTGTTTTTCTGTAACTTCATTTCTACCATCAAAATAACCAACTGTACCAATTAAATTATCATTGACAGGTTTTATTTTATCTTGATTATTTTCTATTTCAGCATTACTTTGGAATGGTTTAATACCTTGTGCGGTTGATAAAGTTATATGTGGAAATTTATTTTTAGATAATGGATTACTTACAATAAGCGCATCCACTTTATCATTAGTTAATCTACCAATAACTTTAATATTAACTTCTTCACCTATTGGTAAATTGGATATATCTGTTGGCTTAAATTGTATTGTAGAATGATGAGAATACAAATTAGGATGAACTTGAGGATATTTTGAAACAATTTCATTAGTATCAAAAAATACAGCAGTATAAATTATATTATTTAAATTTTCCTGCAATTGTCTTTTAGTTATTTCCATAGTTTATAAACCTATAAATGTAAATAGTTAAATATTTTATACTCTTTTCATACCATGTTTTACATTTCCAATAGTTTTTTACTATTTATATAAAAAGATTATGATTATTTACAAAGCAACAAATTTAGTTAATAACAAAATTTATATTGGTCAAACTAAAAATGAAATAGAAAAAAGAATAAAAGGTCATATTAAAGAATCAAAAAATGAAAATACAAAAAGACCATTTTTATTATCAATAAAAAAACATGGTATTGATAATTTTTTATTTGAAGAAATAGATAGAGCAGATACATTTGATGAATTGGATGAAAAAGAAATTTATTGGATAAATTTTTATAATGCTACAGATAATGAAATAGGTTATAACCTCTTAGGTGGTGGACAATTTAATAGAATAGGTACAAATGAATTTGGTAAACGAATATCAGAAGGTTTAAAAAATTCAGAAAAATGGAAAAAATTACAAAATAATGAAGAATATAAAAATAAAAGAAAAGAAAATTTTTCATTACATAACAAGGGTAAAAAATTTACTAAAGAACATAAAGAAAAAATATGGGAAAAAAATAAGAATAGAATATTAGACTTTAATAAAAGTTGTTCAAAAAAATGGATTATTGTTGATTCTAATAATATTATTCAAAGGATTGAATCTAAAGATTTATTTTTCCAAAATTTAGGTTTAGATAGTTCTAGTTTTACTAGACTTGCCCAAAAATTAGATAAAGGATTGATGATAAAAAGATTGCATGATTATTATTGCTTCTATGATAATAATCAAACTGATATTGAAATATTAAATAAAGTTAATGAATTAGAAACTCACTTTGTTAATGAAAATATTGAAATTCATTTTTATAATGAAAAAACAAAAGAACATAAAAAAATATTAAAGAATGATATTTATTCTTTCTGTATTGAGAATAAATATGATTATTCAAACATTTTAAAAGTTATTAAACGTAAATTAAAATCTTATAGAGGTTGGGTAATTATTTGATTATCAATTAGTTATCACCAAGCCCTACAACTCCAATATGCTGCGGAAAGTCTATCTTTTTGTTGACTACATTTATGTCTTGCTCTAAAACTTCTTCTTCTTTCAGGATTATTCTTTTTAATCTTTACTCCTTTTTGTCCAAAAGTAATTTTCTTTACCTTACCTGTTTTTGGATTTCTCACATAAACGTAGAATTTTTTACTTCCACCACGCTTTGGTTTACCTAATTGAACTTTTTTACCTTGATAAACTGCTTCAGATAAAAGTTCTTCATCAGATTCATAATCTTCTTGAATTAAACCAAGATATACTTCACCAACACCTTTAATCTTAACAGGAGTTGGGTCAAATTCATTCACAATAAACTCATCAGCTTCATTTAAGCTAATAAGACCTTTATTGTAAAGTTCTTTAACTTCTTTTAAAAGTTCAATATGTTTTTGAGAACCATATCTAAATTCTGATTCACATAAAGGAATATTTTCATCTAAATGATGTTTTAGTTCTTTAGAAACGAATGCTTTTTTTTTTAAACGCATTCCTTCCTTAATTATTCTATCATAAAATAATTGGTGAGCATATTCCAATCCATCATTCACATCTTCCATATTTTGATTAGGTGCTAACCAAAACAAATCTATCCCAATATCTTCATTATCATTTTCAAATTTAATACCCCAATTTTTTTGTAAATCTTGGATGATTTTCCAATTAATTTGTCCTCTTTTACTCTTATCAACTCTAATTACTGTTTCTTGGTCTTGTATGTCTTGTTTAAACTCTTCAATAGTATTATTTATAAAATCCGCTTCTTGTTTGCTTACTGATATACTTCTTTCAGGTTTATTATAATAACCACCATCTGATGCCCAAGCTTCAGCTTCATAAACCATTTCTTTTTCATTGTGCCAAGATTCATCTTCGCCTTCACCATGCATTTCACCCATAATGAAATCAAATACTTGGTCCATATTATTTTTTGCTTCAGCAATATGGTCAGCAGCCCAATCATGACCGTTATTCAAAAGGTCTTCAAGCATATCTTCATCCATTTGAAGAAGCATTCTTGCTTGACGCATCATTTGCTCAAGGTTTGAAAAGAACATATATCTTGTGTCATTATAATCTTCAGAATCACCACATCCACAATCACTTCCTTCATCCATTTGTTTTTGTTTTCTTAGAAGTTTAAAATCATCAGCATCAATTTTATTATTTTTATTTTTATCTAACTTTTTCTGACCACCTTTTAATTCTTCTTTTGTAATCTTTTTCATTGCTCTTAAAGCAGCGAAATCTTCAGGTTCAAAAGGTTTACCATCATTATCTACATCAAATGCTTTTAACTGTTTATCAGAATGTTCTTTTTCTTTTAATACTTTAGATTTAGGTATTTCTCTTGTTTCATTGATGAAATTTTTAATTCTATCAAGTTGTGATTTTGTTATAACTGCTTTCATAATAAGACTTTTATATAAATAGTTTTTAATGATTATTTTTCTTCATTTTAATGAAATTTTGAACCTTCATTAAATTACTTTCCTTTATGGTTATTTTTCTTTGTTCTGTTAATTCTTCTTGCAATGAACTTAAAGAATTAAAGATTTCATTCATTGGCGTTGTAGGTTCTCCACCTGTATATTTTTGTATTAAATTTTTAACATTTTCACGATTTTTTTCTGATGAGTATGCTAATGAAAAATTATAATTAATATCAAAATTATTTAAACTCCAATTTTCTATAAAATCTTTACCACCAATAGTTAATAATTTATTTATAATATTATCTCTATTTTCTTTTGATGTTTTTTTTATTAAACCATATGTTATTTGGTCATAGTCTAATTTCATTACAAAATCTTTACCACCAATACTTAATAATCTATTAATATCATTGTCAGTTATTATTCCTGAATTATGACTAATAAAATAATTAATAATAAATTGGGGTTTAAATTTCATTATAAAATCTTTACCACCAATATTTATTAATGTATTTTTAAAATCATATATATAATCATATAAATCATTTAATATTTTCTCATCCTTATCTTCATCATATTCTTTATATGCTTTAGAAGTAAAATCGCCAATTATGTATTTAATACTATCTTTAGCTATTTTCATTAGAAAATCTTTACCACCAAATTTAATAATTTTTTCAGGTTCTGATGAATAGGTTAATAAAGCATTAGCGTTACTATCGTTTAATTTTATTACAAAATCTTTACCACCAACATTTATTAATTCATTAATAATTTTATCAGGTTCTGAAGAATTATATAATAAATAACTAAGATTTATAATATTTTTATTTTTATTCAAAACATAAATTAATTGTTCACTATTTAAATCCAACAAATGAAAATTAGTTTCAGGTTTATATCCTGTATTTGTTTTTAATTCATTAATATATCCTGATTCAGCTATTAGCCATATAATATATGGATAATATTCCTCTTTTGGTTTTGAGTTCTTTTTACCTTTTATTTGAATTACATATTTTTCATTTGGTTGCCAATCGGCAGTAATAAATTCTTCGTCATTTTTTATTAATCTGAATAAATACATGTCACCTCTTGACGCAGTAGCGCAATGACCCATAGACTCTGCTGATTTTACACAACGATTATCTTTTCTTAAAACCCAATAGAATCCATCATTAAATTCATGTATGATTTCATCTTTATCATCTAGGATATAAGATACTCTACCTGCTGCTTTTAAAGATTCATGCCATTCTCTTGATAATCTTTCGGCTTCATCCCAACTCATATTTCTAAGATTTAATGTAGGAGTATTAGGATTATCTCTCCAATCTTTTATGTAGGTATAGATATTATAAAAATCTTCTGCATCATCTAAATTTAAATTTTTAATATTTAAAGGTGGTCTATTATCATCTTTAAACATTGAAATTATATTTCTATATGTTGTTCCCCAACCAGTTAATGCATAAATTTCATATGGGGTAAGTGGTCTTCCCAAATTTAATCTATCTAATTCCTTTTTAATTTGATTAGCAATCCATAAAGAATACTTATCTGATATTTCATGCGCCCAATCAGCTATTTCTTGTGGTAAACCCATCTTTTTTACAATAAAATCTCTATTGTCTTTTTCCAATAAGAATTGTTTTACTTTTTCTAAATTCTTTTTTTTAATGTTTACTTTGTTTTGTTCATTAAGTTCTTCTTGTAATGACGTTAATGAATTAAAGATTTCATTTAGAGGTGTATTTAATTTTTGTAAGATTTCTCTAACTTCATTAGGATTTTTTGAGTCGTGAATTAATCTATTTTTATTATTGTTATCTAATTCTTGAAAGAATTTTTTTCCTTTAGCACCTAATAAATTAAAAATCTCTTTTGGTACAGGACTCAATTGAATTATATGAAAAAACTTTTCATTTCCTACATTAGGTAACATATCCATAATTTTATTTCCAACTTCTTCTCCTAATAAATTAATAAGTTTTGTAGGTGATTTTGAAAGTCCAATAACATTAACTACATATGTATCTATAAAATATTCATACCCACTATATGTACTCAATTGTTTTTTAAGTCCATTTATATATTCTTTACCTTTTTTACCTAATAAATTAATAATTTTTTCAGGTTCTGATGAATATTTTAATAAACTATTAATAACTTGTGAATTCAAATTCATTATAAATTCTTCGCCACCAATATTAAATAACATATTAATAAATGCATCACGGTCTTTGGAAACGACTAATAAAAAATTAATAAGACTTGGATTTGAAATCATATTTATTATAAATTGTTTACCTTTATCACCTAACATATAAAAAAGGTTTTCAATTCCTTTAGAAATTTTTACCATATAAGTAATATTTTCATCGGTTAAATATTTTATAAATTCTTTACCACCAATAGTAAGTAATATATTAATAAATTTTTCAGTTTCGGATAATTTATCTGATTTTTGTAATAACCAATTAATCATATTTGTATCCAAATTCATTATAAATTCTTTTCCACCAATATTTAATAATGCGTTAAGAATTTTTTTAGGTTCTTTTGATTCATTTAATAGTAATCTAATTACATCCATGCGTGATTTAATTATAAAGTTTTTACCCTTTTCACCTAAAATATTTAAAATTTGTTCGGGTTCTGATGAAAATTCTAATAAATTAAGAATGTTATCTTCACCTAATTTCATTATAAAATCATTACCACCCTTATCTAATAATTCATTAATAATTTTATCAGGTTCTGAAGAATTAGCCAATAATTTTCCAATTCCTTTAATTTTTGGATTTTTAAATATAACATAAATTAATTCTTCAGATTTTAAATCTTCTAAATGAAAATTACTTTCAGGTTTATAACCTATATCTGTTCTTAATTCTCCAATATAACCTGAATCCGCTATTAACCATATTATGTATGGATAGTATTCTTCTTTTGGTTTTGAATTCTTTTTACCTTTTATTTGAATTACATATTTTTCATTTGGATGCCAATCAATTGTAATAAATTCTTCATCATCTTTTATTAATCTAAACAGATACATATTACTATTTGTCGCAGTAGCGCAATGACCCATAGATTTTTCTGATTTCTCACAATAACTATCTTTTCTTAAAACCCAATAGAAACCATCATTGAATTCATGTATGATTTCATCTTTATCATCTAATATATAAGAAACCTTTCCACTAGCTTCTAAAGATTCATGCCATTCTCTTGATAATCTTTCAGCTTCTTGCCAAGACATATTTCTAAGATTCAATGTAGGAACATTCGGATTATCTCTCCAATCTTTTATATAATTATAAACATTATTAAAATTCAATCCATCACCATAACTTAAATTTTTAATATCTAAAGGTGGTCTATTATCATCTTTAAACATTCTGATAATTTGTTCATATCCTTCTCTGTAACCACTAAGTCTAAATTTTAAATTATCACTATTGATAGAACCTGATTGATAAGCTTTTATAAAACTATTCGCTCTTGGTATATCATTAAGAGTTTTAGCAATCCATAAAGAATATTTATCTGATATGTTATGAGCAAAGTCAGCAACTTCCTGTGGTAATCCTAATTTCTTTACAATATTCTCTCTATTATCTTTTTCAGATAATAATTCTTTTCTTTCTAAATTTATTTGTTCATCAATTTTAATTTTAATATTATTTTGTTTAATTATATTTCTTATTTTTGTTTTTGTCTCATCTTTTAAAAATTCAGTTCTAAAAATATCTTTTAAAAGTTCTTCATCTAAATTTTTTACAAATTCTTTACCACCAAGATTAAGCATCATAACAAATAATTCATTTATCTTTTCTTTTGGTGTGTTTATTATAATATCAGTCATGACATTATAATCTAATTTTTCCACATATTCTTTACCACCAATTTGTATTGTTTTTTTAAGAAGTTGATAATCACCACTTGGTACTATTAAATTTACATTTTTAAATTTTAATATTAATTCTTTACCACCAATAGATATTAACTTTTTTATCATTTTATCCCTTGCATCACTACCAAATCCTGAATTAAGTAATATTATTAATACTTCTCTTTCTTTTAAATTCATTACAAAATCTTTACCACCAATTTTAAGTATTATATTTATAACATCTGTAGAAACTTTACTATTTTCAAAATATTTAAATACATTTTCTTTTTCAAGAGTAGTAAAACTGTTATAATGAAAAAAATTAAAATTCATTACAAATTCTTCACCACCAATTAATAATAAACTAATAAATAATTTTCCAGGATTTGATGAATAATTTAATAACCTATATATAACATGACTGTCTGAATTAATTAAAAAATCTTTACCACCAATTTTAATAATATAATTGATTAAACTATCAACTTTTCCTTTTCCTATATAATCTAATATAATATTAAGAGGTTTATAATACCTACTTAATTTCATTATAAAATCTTTACCACCAACAGATAATAATTTTTTAGCTATAATAATTTTTGAAGGCTCATTTCCTGAAATACTTCTTCCACCTGCTTTCATTATTCTATCTATGTTTTTATCATTTTTTGATAAATTCATTACAAATTCTTTACCACCAATAGATAATAATTTATCAATAAAATTTAAACCTTTATAATATATTATCATATTTAAAAGTTCTTCTGAAAAAGGTAATTTATCAACTAAAAATTCTTTACCACCAATTTTAATCATTAGATTTATAATATCTGTAGTAATTTTAGTATCTCGAAAATAATTTAATAAATCACTAAAAAAATAAAATTTCATTAAAAAGTTTTTACCACCAACAGTTAATAAATTAATAATAAATTTAAGACGATTTTCTTCTGAAATATAACTTATAATATCAGGGAAGTTTACTAAACTCATAGCAATTTTTTTACCACCAACAGATAATAAATTCATAATAATATTTTCATGATTTTCTTTTGGTGTTATACTAAGTATATGTTTTATATCATATTCGTTTAAATATATTATATTTTCTTTTGTTAATTTTTCTAATATTCTACCACTTGAAATTAATAATTTAACTCTTGTTTCTCCTTTTAATTTATCTAAAATTTCATCCTTTGAAAATATATCAATTAACTCCTTAAATGTTTCACTATTTTTATTAACTACTCTATCTTTTACATCCATAAATTGATTACTTTCAAAATGAAATTGATACTTCTCATCTTGATTATTTCGATTAATTATAATGTATAATGGTCCTTGTCTATGATGACTTTCAAATCTACTTGTTTTACCCTTATGTCTTTCATCAAAAGACATTTCACCCCATGCTGTACACCATTCAGTATTTCTTCCATAGTAACATGCAGTATATTCAGTTTTAGGGGTAATTATACACCATTTAGAGTCTTCATAAATCTTTTCTGAACCATCAATAGGTTCACATAAATTTACTGTACCTGTTTTTGCTTGTGAATAAGCTAAATCATCCTTAACAACATTAAATAAATCATCTTTAGTAAATAATTGATTCCAATCTACATTTTTATACTTATCTTTATATCTTTCATAAGTTTTAATATATTCAGTAAAAGCAGGTAAATCTTCTAATTTAATATGTTTTTGTATATACCTCCCTATCATCCATCTAGAATATTTACTTAAAAAATTAGGTTTAGAAAAAGGGTCGGCTTTAACAATTTCATTAAAATCTTCTTGAGATACTTTTTCTTTATAATATTGATTATAAGCATCTTGAATGGAAATCTCATTTAAAAGATTTTTCTTTTCTAATAAGAATTGCTTAACCTTTTCTAAATTCTTTTGTTTAAGATTTACTTTATTCTGTTCATTAAGTTCTTCTTGCAATGAAGTTAATGAATTAAATATTTCATTCATAGGTGTTCTTGGTTCTTCTTTTGGAAGTTTACCATATTGTTGAAATAAACTTTTTATTTGATTTTTATTTTCATAACTTGAACCACTAATAAAATCATAAACAGTATTAACACTTAAACTCTTTATAAAATCTTCACCACCAATATTAATTATTTTATTGATTAATTCATCACGATTTGATGTAAGCCATAAAATTATCTTTATATTTTCTTCATTTAAATTCATTAGAAAATTTTTACCACCAATCGTAATCATATCATTAATGATTTTATCTTTATTTTGTATTTTATATATGTAAACATACAAACTATTAAAGAAACTTTCATTTTTAGCTATTTTATTTAAAAAATCTTCACCACCAATTTTAATAAAAAGTCTAATAAATTTAATAATACTTGTTTCCTTCATATATGAGAATAAATATTGAATTTCGTTTTCATTAAAATTCATTAACATTTCTTTTCCATTTTTTTTTAATAAATTCAAAATAAATTTATTAACTCCTTTTGTTTTTGATTTAATATACATAAAACCCATAGTAGTATTATTTAAAAACTCCTTTGTGGTTAATCTATAATAAAGTTCTTCACCACCAATTTCTAAAATATAATCAATGATTTTAGACTTGATTTTATCCTTAACTTTATCCTCATCATCAAATTTCACATCTTCTAAATCAACTAGTCTGTAAATTAAAGAATTTAAATTTTTACTATTCAAGTTGTTTATAAAACTTTTACCAAAAAATTTAAATAATAATGAAATTAAATTTTTACTATAAGCATTATCTTTAATTATTAAAATATTAGATAAATCATCAAATTTTTCTGTAGCTAATTTAATAACAACTTTATTTAAATCATCACCTAAAAGATTTACTATATTTTTAATTTTATCTTCTGACATACTTAATATGTCTAATAAGTTTATAATATTTGGATTTTTAGATATAACATGTTTTAATTGCTGTTGATTTAAATCCGACAAATGAAAATTAGTTTCTGTGCTATATCCTTTATTCGTTCTTAATTCATCAATATATCCTGAATCTGCTACTAGCCACATTATATATGGATAATATATTTCTTTTGGTTTTGTATTTGCTTTACCTTTTAATTGCATTATGTACCTATCGGTTGGATGCCAATCAGCGGTAATAAACTCTTCATCATTTTTAATTAATCTAAACAAATACATATCACTTTTTGACGCAGTAGCACAATGACCCATTGATTGTCTTGATTTCTCACAACGACTATCTTCTCTTAATACCCAATAAAAACCATTACTAAATTTATGAATAATTTTATCTTTTTCGTCTAATATATCACTTACTTTACCACCACCACCTAAAGATGAATGCCATTCTCTTGATAATCTTTCAGCCTCTTCCCAAGACATATTTTTAAGGTTTACTGAAGGAACATCAGGACTATCTCTCCAATCTTTTATGTATGTATAAAGATTATAATAATTTAATGCATCATCCCAATTTAAATTTTTGATATCTAAAACAGGTTTATTCTCATCCTTAAACATTTCAATAACGTTTTTTAATTCATTCTCAATAATATTATAACCACTTGGAAAGTTATTTTTAATAACATTAGCAATCCAAATTGAATATTTATCTGAAATCTTATGAGCAAAGTCAGCTACTTCTTGTGTCATGCCTAACTTATTCACAATAAATTGTCTATTGTCTTTTTCAGATAAAAGTTCTCTTTCCAATAAGAATTGCTTTACTTTTTCTAAGTTTCTTTGTTTAACATTTACTTTGTTCTGTTCATTTAATTCTTCTTGCAATGAAGTTAATGATTTAAATATTTCATTTATTGGAGAATTAGAATCATTTTTTGGAAGTATACCATATTGTTGTAATATTTCTTTAATTTCTTCAGGATTTGGTGAATCTCGTATTAAATATTTTATCTTATCTTCAGATGTTAATCCAGGACTATTTGATGAAAGACTATTAATAAAATCTGTACCTAAACCATTATATTTTTTATTTAGAAAATTAATAACTTCTTTTGGATTTTTTACCCTTATAAGTATCGACCTTATATTTCTAATATTATTTACAATATTATAATTGTTTAATAATATATTAACGGTTTCCATTCGATTTGATGTATTATTAAGCATAAAATCTAGTCCAACTTCATCTAAATTGTTTATAACATTATTATTTTTTACTAAAAAATCATAAACAGCATTCTTCTTAGAATGTGATATAACACCGTTAATTCTTTCGAAAACATTAAAATGATTTAAATCTTTCCAAGTTAAATCATTTAGAAAATCCGTTCCTAAATTATCATATTTACTATCTAATAAATTAATACTTTCTTTTTTATTTTCTGAATTTAAAATAAAATCTGTTATATCACTTCTTTTTAAATTATTTACAGCTAATTTATACATAACTTTTACTTTGTTACTTGCTTCATCAGATAAAAAAGTATTATTATCATAAAAAATTTTAATAAGTTTTTTAAATAAATTGCTATTTTGAGTAATTAGATTATCATTTTTATCCCTAAATTCATAAGACTCATTATAATTAGACTCTCTATCCATGTCGACAAAATGAAATTGATATTTTTCGTTTTGATTATTCTTATTTATTATAATATATAATGGTTCTCGATTATTATAACCTTTAAATCTATTTGTCTTTCCTTTATGCCTTTCATCAAAAGATTTTTCACCCCATGCAGTACACCACTCTGTGCTTCTACCATAATAACAAGCTGCATATTCTGTTTTAGGAACAATTATACACCAATTCTCATTTTCATAAAATTTTTCAGACCCTTCTATTGGTTCGCATAAATTTACATTACCTGTTTTAGCTTGTGAATAAGCAATGTCATCCTTAACAACATTATACAAATCAGCCTTAGTAAATAATTTATTCCAATCTACATTTTTATAGTTATCTTTATAACGATTATATGTTGTTAAATATTCAGTAAAAGCAGGTAAATCTTCTAATTTAATATGACCTTCTTTATATCTTTTTAAAATCCATCTAGAGTAAGGACTTAAGAAATCAGGTTTATTGAATGGGTCAGCAGCAACTATTTGGTCAAATATATTTCTTGGAATACCTTTCTCCTTATAATGTTGTTCATAAGCAGCATCTATAGAAATCTCATTCAACATTTCTTTCTCCAATAAGAACTGCTTAACCTTTTCTAAATTTTTTTCTTTAATGTTTAGTTTGTTCTGTTCATTCAATTCTTCTTGCAATGAAGTTAATGATTTAAATATTTCATCTAATGGTGTTTTCATTAAATTTTCATTCATTGCTTCTTTTGGTAGTTTACCATATTTTTGTAATATTTGTTTAATATGTTTAATTTTTTGAGGTTCACTAGAATAATTTAATAAATAACTAATATCAGATGAATCTAAATTCATTATAAATTCTTTACCACCAATATTAAATAATTTATTAATAATTTTTTCAGGTTCTCTAGATTTTCGTAATAAATCATCAATAATATCATTATTCAATTTCATTACAAAATCTTTACCACCTTTATCTAATAATTTATTAATAATTTTATCAGGTTCTGATAAATATGTTACTAAATAATAAATACCAATTGAATCCAAATTCATTATAAATTCCTCACCACCCTTATCTAATAATTTATTAATAATTTTATCAGGTTCTGATAAATATGTTACTAAATAATCAATACCATTCGAATTCAATTTCATTATAAATTCTTCACCACCCTTATCTAATAATTCATTAATAATTTTATCAGGTTCTGATGAATATGTTACTAAATTATAAATACCAATTGAATCCAAATTCATTATAAATTCCTCACCACCAATATTAATTAATGAATTAATAATTTTATCATGATATTTAGTTAATGCATTTCTTATTAAATCAAAAATAACATTTCTATCCGATTTCATTACAAAATCTTTACCTCCAATATTAAATAACATGGTTATAATTTTATCTTGATATTCTTTTAATGAATATGCTAATAAACCATCAATACCCTCTGAACTCAAATTCATTATGAATTCTTTGCCACCAATATTAAATAATATATTTATAATTTTATCATGATTTTCTTTTGGTGAATATTTAAATAAACTACTAATATCATCTGAAGAACCTAATTTAATTATAAATTCTTTTCTTTTATCTTCAGGTAATACTAATAATTCTGTATAATTAAATTTTATACCTCTTGTTCCTTTTAAATATTCTTCATATTTTTTTTCTGTTATTTGCCTATATCTTTTTAATAAGTTTTTATTTGTTTTGATTAATTCTAACTGATTCTCTGATAACCCAACACCAAATCCAACATATAAATTTTTTAAATCTTCAGGTAAACATTTAAATTGAACGTCTGATAATAATTGCTCTTGTCTAACATAAACATCTAAATATCTTCTTTTATTTGTATAATCTAATTTGCAAAAAGTTGTATCATCTGTTCCATTTTTATATTTATAATAAAACTCTTTTTCTTTAGGTGCTAACGGTACAGGTTTAAATATCTCTTGTAAATTTGCAATTCTTGGTTCTATTGCAACTATATCATTCCAAGACATTTGTTTGTCACCATCATTCATTGCTGAAGTAACAACATATTGTTTTGTTGTTGTATCTCCTATTTTTGCACCTTTTAAAGTTTGTAAAACAAAGAAATGATATTTGTCTTTAAATTGTCCATTAAATACATTACCAACCATACTAAAGAATCCTAATTCCTTTTTTGTTCTATCTTTTATTTTAACAAAATAAAATGCAGGTTCATATTCTTTAAATCTATATGTATAATACATATTAGAAGAATCATTTCTTGATACACACCAACCATAAGGTATGTTACCTTTATATTTTATACATGCTCTTGGCGAATCAGCATAATATATTTCAAATATGTTGTCTTCATAAATTGGTTTAGCATCAATTTCAATGTCAGAACCAAGTGATGTACCTTCTAAATCTACTTGACCACTAACATAATCAACAATAGTTTCAAGTTCTTTGAATGTTTTATAAGAGTCTATATTTTTTCTATCTTTAACATTCTCAAGACCATGAATTTGGTCATTAAGTTGTCTATAATTTTTATCTCTAATTGTTTTAAATCTTTCAATATAAGATTTAACAATTTGAGGTCTAATACCTTGTTTGATATAATTTTGTTCTTGGGATTTAAAATCTTCATCTAAAAATTGTTTAGACACATCCACACTATGTGCTACAAATTTATCAACAACTTTTTTCCACTTGTTATATTCAGGACTTCCTTTAGGTAAACTGTTTAATTTGGCAAAAAAATACTTCTTTTGTTTTTCGGACTTAAAAGGCATAATGAAACTTTCCTATAAATAGTTCACACCTAAAAAATTAAAAAAAAAGTGACATATCAAAAAAAATCCCTATATTTGCATTACCAATTAGTTCTCTTAGCTGAGTTGCTCTGACCAACTGACTCATAATCAGTAGGTCACAGGTTCAAGCCCTGTAGGGAACACTAAATTTTATACATTATGTTACAGACAATTTTTAATTTTGCAGTAATCATTTACTTGATACTATCAACTTCACATTTGATATGGCAATACAAAAACGTACCATCGGATATGGGCAATGTAAAAAAACAGGTGAAAATCGTTTTAGTAGTGAATTTAATTTTGCTTTCTTTTGGAATATTTTTGGTAATATTTTAAAAAAATCTTTTATATTTGTAGCATGAGAAATCTTATTTTACTTTCAACGCTTTTGATTGGAATATTTTCTTGTGAGGATAATTCCTGCAAACAATGTACAACTACTATAACTACATCAATTCCTGGTTATAATAGTCAAACATCAACAACAAAACAAGAACTTTGTGGTGATGATATTGAAAAAGTAGATGGCAAAACAATCACTAGTCAAACATTTGTTGGTGGTTTAAACGCAACTACAACTTCAAAAACAAGCTGCAAGTGAAATAATTTTAATTTAATGTGTTAAACGAGTAGAAAGCCTGTTGGATATTCCGACAGGTTTTTTTTGTATATTAAGCCAATCTATTTCTTTTAATGACCTGTGGGATTTAAGCGACTAATTATTTTTAGTGAAAAAAATACTAATTATATAAAATAAATAATGATGAAGTTCGTACTTACTGAAGCACAATTAGAAAAATTAAAATTCTTTTTAAAGAATAAGAAAGAAGTGGTAAAACTACTAGAATCAAAAATTAAAAATAAAATCCAACCAAAGGAAACAAAATCTGTGGTTAAAAAAGAAGAAAAGAAAGAAGTTGCTCCTGTAAAAAGAGAACCAAAGATTGATAAAAGTGTTCTTAAGATTGATTCAGTATCTCAATTAGAGAGGGTATTACAAGTTGTTGGTGAACATAATAAAGGTTTAAAAGTACCAACAAGAATCAAATCAAAATTTGAAAAAGAAATTAAATTTTCTAGTGATATTATTAGTGATTTAAAATCTAAACTTGAAAAACTTATTAAAACAACTAGCGGAGTTGACCACAATGTTAATGAAGGTAAAAAATCTGTATTTATCACAACTAAAAATAAAACAGATAATACAGGTAAACTTAAATCATCATCATTTAAATCAGAATTAAAAAAAGTTTTAAAAGTAAAATCTCTTGAATTACCTTTAACTGAAGTTGAAATCGATAGACAAGTAATTAAAGATTTCTTGCATAAAGTTACACAAGACTATTCTTCTAACTTTGCTATTCAAAGAGCAGAAGGTGGTAAGAATAATTTAGTTTACGGAAAATAACTATTTAAAATAAATAATTATGAAATTAATAATTACAGAAACACAATTAAAAAAATTGAGAAAGTATATGAAAACTTTTATCAATGAAAATTATGATGATAACATTCCAAGCGGTACTGAAAGAGACCCAAATGCACCTTGGAATAAAGATAAAAATTATGACCCTTTTAGTTATGACGAAGATGGTGATGATAACAAATTAATTTTTGATGTTTATATCGATAAAAAAATAGTAGCTAAAGTTAGTGTTGACTTTGATTTGGATGAAGTTTTAATAAAAGGAAATAGAAATGCTGTTGATGAAAATGGTGAAAATATTTACAATAATATTGAAAATAAAATTTACGAATTAAAGGATGAAGGTGTTTTATCAGATTTAATAGAAAATGATGTGGTGGATTATTATGAATTAATAGAATATTAACATTTATTAACATTTATTAACAAAAAAGATTATTAAATAAGGGTGTTTTAATCGACATCCTTATTTTTTTGTACTATTTATAATAAATATCTATAACCTTTTCGGTATAGTTTCTATAATTAATCTCCCCATTTTGTATTGTTTATATAAAATTATTTCTTATCCGAAATAATCGCAGAATGTTTTTGTGGTTTTATTACAAAACAATAATAACAAAAACAATAAACAAAAAACAAAATGAAAAAATTAATCATCACTTGCTTCATTGGTGTTGTTACACTAATGTCTAGCAATTGTTTCGCTCAGTGCGACACAAAAACAATAAAGAAAAATATCATTATTTCTTTGGATGATTATAATTTTGAATCTTTGGCTTATAAAGAGTTAATCAGTTGTAATGATAAAAAAGTTGTAAGAGCAACTTTTGAAATTTTTAAAGGTGAACAATATAGATTAGTAGATGTTTCACAAGGATTTACAGGTAAAATAATGATTAACCTTTATGATTCCAAAGATAAAATATTCATGTCTAATTTTTATGAATCAAATAATATAATATTTGATTTTACCGCAAAAAATTCAGGAGAATACATGATTGAATATATTTTTGAAAATAAGGATTCAAACCAACCAAATGGAAAATGTATAGCATTTGGAATTGGTTATAAATAAAATATTTATAAAATTTTTAAAAATCCCTGTCTTTTGATGGGGATTTTTTTTATATTTGTAATATGAAAGTAATACTAGAATTTGATGGTTCTGAAGAGCAAGAAGAATATAACAATGCTATTAACGGTTGGAAATATAGGGCAATAGTTAATGATATTAGACAAATGATTCGCTCAAAAGAAAAATATACTGAAGAAGAAACAATCTCTTTGGATGAACTAAGACAATATCTTGTTGATAAATTAAGTGAATATTCAGTATCAATTTAGTGAATCATCTCCTTTAATTCATCATATATTTCTTTATCAATATCATTTGATTTTCCTAAATTATCAAATATACCTTTAATCATATTTGAAAATTTAATATTGAATTCATATACTTCTGTTTTACCAAATGTTTTGAATTTAAAATTAGGTAATTTATAATTTCCAAAATCTGATTTAGCACCTTTGTTTAATGCAATATTTAATGCAACTCTGAATGCCTTTTTTTGGTATGGTTCATTTAAAATTAATTTTAAATATGTACCACCATCAGGTGCTTTCATTCTATTCCTTATTGGTAATGAAGGGTCATAAAATGGTGATGTATCATCATTAATATTCATATTATAATGAGATGGATTAAAATCATTTAAGCCATCTTGTGAATCAATATATGCTTCCAATATTAATCTTTTTATAACATTTTTTAAACTAAACTCAATCATAAACTTTTCCTTAAATAGTTTAAATTAAAAATTTTAAAAAAATTTTGGCGGTTTGATTTTTTTTGCGACCTTTGCTAAACATTAAATTTTAAAAAATGAAAGTATTATCTCTCTTCGATGGAATCTCCGCAGGTCAAGTTGCTTTGCAAAAAGCAGGTATTCAAGTTGATACCTACTATGCATCTGAAATTGATACATACGCAATTAAAGTAACACAAAACAACTTCCCCAACACAATTCAACTTGGTTCAATAACCGAATGGAAAACTTGGGATATTGATTGGTCTTCCATTGACCTTGTTTTTGGTGGTTCTCCTTGTCAAGGATTTTCAATTGCAGGAAAGCAACTAAACTTTGATGATGAAAGAAGTAAATTATTCTTCACCTTTGTTGATGTGGTAAAACATATTAAATCATTTAATCCTAATGTATTTTTCATGCTAGAAAATGTCGGTATGAAAAAGGAATATGAAGATATTATTACAGAATATATGGGTGTAAACCCAATTAAAATTAATAGTTCTTTAGTGTCTGCTCAAAATAGAAAAAGATTATATTGGACTAACATACCTAATATTACACAACCTGAAGATAAAGGTATTCTTCTAAAAGATATTCTTATGGATGATTCAACCATTAGTGATATTTATAAACTATCTGATATTGGATTTGATTATATGAATCGTCTTCGCAATGGAAGACCAAGATGGAAATATCATACAAATTATCTTGATGGTAAAGCTGCTTGTCTTACCGCTAATATGTATAAAGGTGTTCCTTATGGTATTATCATTGAAAAGAAAAGAAGATTGACCGTTGAGGAATGTGAAATACTTCAAACATTTCCAATAAACTATACTTCTTGCGTATCTAATACTCAAAGATATAAAGCACTTGGTAATTCTTGGACTGTTGATGTAATTGCTCATATATTTAAAAATATTTCAATTTGATTATTAATCAAAACCTCTATATTGTTGTAATATAGCGGTTTTTCACTTCTCACTTACTATTTATATTAAAATGAAAAGAGAGGAGTTAGTAGATAAAATTAGAATTATTATTTCAACTTATAAGGTTTATACAACCATTGAAGTTGATGGTAAAACTATTGTTTATCTATATTGGGATGGATTAAAAAACTATATTCAAGTTGAAGGGTTTGATACAGAAAACATATACATAAGAAAATTCATTAAGAATAATGAAGTTAAAAATACACCTATTATGAAAATACATAATGCACCTTATAAACTATTAAGAAAATTATATAATTTCTTATCAGAACATTACAAGGTTTAAAACTATTTATAATAAACATATTTTGTTTATGAAAAACGTTATTAAACAGATAATTAAAGAAGAACTCCAAAGACTTAATGAAATAAAAGCACTTGATGCTTATAATCAATATTATAAAGGTTTAATTGATAAAGATAATGAAGAAAAAGATTTATCAACATATAATACAATCGTAAGATTAGACCCAACCTTTATTGAAAATACAGAAAATTTAGGTCAATATACCAAATGGATATTTAGGAAAGATAACCTAACATGGATTCTTAATAATATTAAAACAAGAAGAGGTGAAGACTTATATAAAATAAAAGAAGCCTTAACTTTATTTGAAAAAGCAAAAAGAGTAAATCAATTACCAATGGATAAAAAAGATATTGGTAAATTTAATATTAATACATTATTTGATTTGACATTTGAATTACAAAATCAAAACCTACAATCAAATACAGAAAAAGAAAAAGAAATTAAACAAGGTGCTGAAAAAGTATTTGAAAATAGTGAATGGTTAATTGTTGTTCCTGAAACTGAAGAAGCTGCTTGTTATTATGGTAAAGGTACTCAATGGTGTACAGCAGCAAAATATCATAATAGATTTGATTATTATAATAGACAAGGTACATTATATATTTTAATTAATAAAGAAGACCCATCTGAAAGATATCAATTCCATTTTGAAACAAATCAATTTATGGATGTAATGGATAGACCTATTCGTAGTTTAAGTGAATTCTTTAATGATAATGATGAAGTATATGAATTCTTCTCAGATGAAATTCCTAACTTACATTTTATATTATGTCAAAAAGCATTAGAAAATGGTGATACAGAAGGATTTGATGAATATTATAAAAAAGATTTTACAGATGATGAAAAACGTAGCCTAATAGTTGCTGCTTTTGAGGGTGATTCAAATTCTGATAATTATTATACCGTATCTCATGCTTTAAATTATTTAGGTTATACAGGAATGGAAGATGACTTTAAAAGAGATTTCTTATATGCTCTTGAAGCTTCATTAGAAAATAGTTATGATGATGAAAATTATGATGCAAAAATGTTTATTCATTATCTAGGTGGTATTAATAAAGATAACTATGATGATATCTTTAGACAAGTTAATTTTAATGAAGTTGATGAAGTTCAAAAAATATTTGAAATAGTTCAAGATTTTGAAAATGGTAATCAATTATTAAATAAATATGTACAAGAAGAAGAAATAAATATAAATACTGATTTATTAGATACTTTAGATTATTTAAAAACTAAATTCTATTATTCCAATAGAGGTAATTTATTTATGTCTAAATATGGGCAAGTTAAAATACATAAAATAGTTGATTTTCAAAGAGGTTTAATTGAGATAACTTTTGCTCCAAATGATAGTAATGGTAATGTGATGGAAAATAAAAAAGAAAGAGGTATTGTTAACTATAAAAATATAGTTAAATACCTAACAATACCACAAATTGATTTTAATAAATGAAAAATTATATTAAAAAAATAATTAAGGAAGAATTTCAAAAATTATTTGAAAAAGAAAATAAAGATGAAATTATTATTGCTTTTAATAATAGCATGAAAGGATTAGCAAAAATATTTCATGTTCCTTATGGTAATTATAACTCAGTCACAATAAATAATCCTTGGTTTATTTTTCTTATTTTTGATAAGAAACATCAAAATAACCTGTTAAGAAAGATTAATAACTTTGCAAATAAATATAATTTTCATATAACAGAATCTTTTAAAGAAGATATTATTGATGATGGCAATCCTAATAATCTTAAACTATATTTAAGAATTCAAGATTATGTTAAATATAATGAGAATTCAAAAAAATATATTGACCCTACTTCTATGATTCTATTCGTTCAACCAAATGAAGAATTAATAGATACAATGGGTAAAAACTTTTATCATGTAACTTTTAACCCAAATGTTGAAAAAGATGGAATCAAAACCAATTCTACTATCAAATATAAAAATAGAATTTATCTATGGGATAATATAGATATTAGTAGACACTTTGCAAAATATAGTTTCCATAATAAAAAAAATTATTGGATTTATCAAGTAGATGTAACAGATATTGATGTCTATAAAGACCATGAAGAAAATTATAATGCATTTTATATTAAACAAAATATTTCACCCGATAGATTAAAATTAATAGATTCTAATGCCCAAGAAAATATAACGGAATTAATAAATGAAAAAGTAACCAAAACAAAAGTCATTTGCGATAATTGTAGTTGGTCTTGGAATATAAAGGATGGTGGAAAAGATTTATATGTATGTCATAAATGTGGATATGATAATAACCCTAATATTATAAATGAAAAATGTTGGAAAGGTTATACACAAAAAGGAATGAAAACCATGTTTGGAAAAAGATATCCTAATTGTGTTAAAAAACTAAAAGAAGAATTAGAAGATTATAAAGGTGAACATACTGCACCATCTAAAGACCAAGGTTATTCTCCAATGTATGATTTATATAATGCCTATGGTGATGATATATATACATCCAATGCAGTAAGATACTATGGTGATGGTTATCCATTTGATAATCTAGCAATAGCAATAATGCAATCAGCAAGAAATAAACCAAATAAATTAATTAAAATATATAGAGCAGTTCCTGACTTTAATTATCAAATAAATAAAAAAATAAAAGAACTATTGAAAATAAATCAATACTACGATAAATTTAATTTTTTACCAATCAATAATCATATCATTGATAATTTAAAAGATAAATATCCAATTGATAAATATTCATATAATGAACAAACAAGGTTAGTATTATCAGATATATTTAATCAAGTAAATGAATTAAAAACAAAATTACAAAATAATAAACTTACCATTAATAATGGTGATTGGGTTACAACAACTCTTCAATATGCTAAAGGACATGGACAAGCACACCTTAATAATAAATATAAAATAATAACAAAAACAGTTCCTGCCTCTACACTATATACAGATGGAAACTCAATACATGAATTTGGTTATAACCCTTAATTAATATCTAATATAGAAAATTATTCTAATATTACATATTTGCTCTAGCTTTATTTAATTGATTTAAATAACCTAATGCCATCTCTGATACAAATTTGTAAAATAAATCAAAATAAATTTCTTCATCTTCATTGTCTAATGAAATAACCCCACTCTGTAACATCTCTTCTCTACCAATTGGAGTTGATAATTTATTTATATTATTATCATTTAATAAACTAGCATCATAAACATGTGTTTCTAATATTATACCATTGTCTTTTACAATAGGATTATCACCATATGAATCACCAACTAATGAACTCCTATTCTCTTTAATAAAATTAATTAAATCAAATGATTTTGCATTAGGATTCATTACTATTATGCTCTCCTCTTCATAACTATTATCATAATTTACTTTAAAAAATTTAACCTTATTATTAACCTGTATATCCTTTAATTTTTTAATCCCTTTAAATACTTTTAATATACTGTTTATATCATAAATATGAAAAACTATAGGCTCACCTTCATGATATAACCTATACATTAATCCTTTCTTACCATAATCCGGCATTAAACCATACCATTGACTAGTGTCATCATCTTCAACTAATTCATATATATCAGATATTTTTTGGTCTAATATATTCTGATAAGAAGCAATTGTATCAACTATAGGTTTTTCAGTCTTATCATAATCTAATATCTTAAATAAACTCTCTTTACCACTTAACTTTGGTTGCATTTTAACTATCTCATCCCATGAAAAAATATTTTGTGTATCTTCTACATCCTCATTGTCTGCTGTCGTTACCTTATAAATTAATTTATTTTGATTGTTTGAACTAACCATTATAACTAACATATGTATTGGGTCTAAAAACTTTACAGGATTCTTACTCTTTATCTCTTTACTCCTATCCTCATCTATTACAAAATATATTGTCTGTGGTTTCCAATAACTACCACTACTATATCTTAAACCATATCTATAATTATAATACTGATTACCTTCACCCCTTGATGATATGCAAAATCCATATCCTGTTCCATATTTTACACAAGCCTTTTTTGTATTAGCTTTTAAAACTTTTAAATTATTTTGATTATATATTACATCACTATTGTCTACATTTATATCTATTGATTTCTCTATCCTCTCAATAGACTGATTTGAATCTACTACCCTTTCTAATTTATCCCAATCATATTTGGTAATATCCCTTTGGTCAATAGGTAAATTATTCTTTATCTTATTAAATTCATTTACATAATAATTAATCTCATTCATCCCCAAATATGGATTATCACTTAATAACCTTTTCTTATAATCATCCTCTACTGACTCTAATATTAATCTCTTATACTGACTCTCATTTATTAAACCTGCAAACTTTCTGAATTTTAAATGCTCCTTTATATTTGTTTTCATAACTTTTTATCTAAATAGTATTTGAATTAAAAAAAAAATATAGAAAAGAATAATTTACCATACAATAATACTTAATCAAAATGCCCCTTTATGGGGCTTTTTTTATTTGTGGTTCATTGTGGAGAAAAATGGAAAATAATGGGGAATTATATGCTCATTTATAATTAAATAAATGTTTTAATAAGTTCTTTTATAAATGGTTTATTTACAATGAGTTGGCAACATTGATTGTCAATGAGTTATGAATGAAGGCTATTGAGAATGTATAACTGATTGATATTAGCCTTTTTATATGTGAGAATGTTATTGAGGTTGTAAGCCACACATTTTCAATAAAAACACACAATTTGTATTTTTTTTATTTTTTGTGGCTGACAATCATATATAAATAGTACATTCTTAATGACATTGTTTAAAAATGAGGTGAAATAAACAATCTTTTTTGTAAATATTTGTTAAAAAATATACATTATAAGCAACATTGTTTTTAACATTTATTAACACATTGTTTTTAACATTTATTAACACATTGTTTTTAACATTTATTAACAAATTGTTTTTAACATTTATTAACAAATGACATTGTTCTGAACCCCACATTCTATTGACAATGTTCTGAGGCACAATGTGTTAGACAATGTTGGAAGAAAGCAACATTGTTTTTTTAAATAAAGTGAGATTGTATGAACAATGTTTTTTTGAACAATGTTAAATTAAATAAGAAGACATTGTTTGAAATGACATTGTATAAAAAATAAAAAAGGGTAACAATGTTTTGCTACCCAATTTTATATAAAGTATTGTGAAAATGTTACTTTAAGAATCTTAGTTTATAGATTGTGGATTGTAAAAGAGTTTCTACTTCATCTAATTGATTTTGGATGTAGGAATCTTTTATTGATGTTCTGACTTGAGCATTGTAATCCACCAATGACTTTAAATAACTGATAACTTGTTCACCACCTGTATAATCTTCAGCTTGAAAGGATTTCCAACCTGTAACAATACCGTACTTACCTTGAAAGGATTCAACTAGACTGTCAACCAAATCACCTATTGCATCATAATAATCCTTTAATGCTTTATGTTCTGCAAATGACTTTGTTTGAAGATGAAAGATATGAATTTGTCTTTGAGAATCTAAAAGTCTTGATACTAATACTACAAAGGATGATTTAGATTCTTTTTGTTGTTTAATTTCTTCGTATAATCTTTCTTTTAAACCTGTGTTTTCCATATAAACTAATTTCATATAAATAGTCTAAAAACAGGATGACAGGAAAATTGACAAAGGAAATTAAAAAAAAATCCTGTGGCAAAATAATTTTTAAAATTGTATTATTTCAAGATTTTAGATTTTTTTATTTTTTTGTTGTTAATTAAAATTAGTTTTTTACATTTGCATATCGTTTCACATTAATCATTAAAAACAAAATGAAATTACTTTCAAAAGGCAGTACCAATGCTAAGTTAGCAAAGAACGAAAGAGAATCATACATTATGTATCTTTCGCCACATACCAATAATAGTAAAGGTATTAATCTTTGCACTAATGCAACAGAAGAATGTATCTTACTTTGTTTATATGATTCAGGTTTCGCATCTGTATTTGCATCCGTAAATGAAGCAAGACAAAGAAGAACTGAATTTTATATTAATTCAAAGAAAGAATTTATAATTCAGTTGGCAAAAGAAATAAATGAATTTATTTTAGAGGCCGATGGCAAAGAAGTTTTATTCAGATTGAATGGAACAAGTGATTTAGATTTCCTGTATATGCTAAAGAAGTATGCAGATTTCGATTTCATGAAAACTCCTGACAATGTTTTCTTTTACGATTACACTAAGATTTTTGGTAAGATTTTAAAGTATGGACATTGTTCAGAGAAGTATAAACAGACATTCTCTTTTTCAGGAAGTAATACAGAAGAATGTTTAAAGGCTTTGGAATTAGGAAACAATGTTGCAATGGTTTACAAAGGTACAATGCCTAATGTTTGGAATGGATATGAAGTTGTGGATGGTGATGTTTCTGATGAAGAAATGTTCAAGTACACAGGTAAAGTATTAGGTTTGAAGCTGAAAGGCAACAGACAAAAGAAAACAAAGGTTGAATCTTTTGTGGTAATTTAGATTGTGTTTTGATAATAAAAGTCCTCTCAAAATTTGGGAGGATTTTTTTTTATTTTTTTGTTGTTAATACAATTTTCTTTTTTACATTTGCATACACATTAAATAAAATTAAAATGAAATACAATGTAATTTCACCTGATGGTTTTTCAATTACTTTTGATGAAACCTACAATACCATTAAGGAAGCAAAAAAGGCTTTCAATGAATGGAAGAAAAGATATAAATTACAAGGGTATTATTCTTCCACAAACTATGGTAGAATACCTTTAAATGAATTAGAATCTTATTGTACAATAATTGAAATAAATTAATATGAAATTTAAAAAGACTTGGAAGATTGGCGAATATGCCAAAGGTGGAGTAATATCGGTTGAAATCAATGGTAAAGTAATTACTATCATTGGTAAAGAATGGGATAGTTCACAGGGGTATAAGAAAAGTTCAAATCAAAGTAATGCAAAGGAATTTACAAGAGATACATTTCATTCTTCCTATGATTCTGATGCTGAAAGGAAAATGTTTTTCTTCCTTACTGACCTTACTACTGCTTACTATGCAGATAATATCATTAAATGGATTAAAACTAAAATTCAAATTAATTAAAATGGAAAAGAAATTTGAAGTAAGATGTAATAATTGTGATTGGGAAGGTTATGAAAATGATTTGGAAATTATTGAAGATACTTTCAAAGAAGAAAGATTTGATAGATTATTTCTCAAAGGTTGTCCTAATTGCAAAACTGATGATTATTTAATGGATATTGAAAATTAATTAAATCAAAAAATATTTTTGGAATTGTTAAAAACCTTTCCTACATTTGCAAAACAAATTAAAAACAAGAAAATGGAAAATTTCAAAGGTCAATTATTTCAGTTATACGATTTTGATAATGAAGAAGTTGGTGTAGTTTATACCAATGATGAAACTATCAGAGAAAACTTTGTTGAAGATGCTTGGAAAGAATACTTAAATTCCTATGCACTTGATGTAGATGATTTTGTTCAATTTCTTAATAAGAAATTAAATAAATTTGAAAGAGTATTTTTAGCAACAACAACCTTTTATTAAAACAAAAAATTATGTACAGAAATGTAGATGAATTAACTCAAAATGAGTTAGAAGAATTAAGAGGTAGATATTACTATCAAGCACTTGATGATGGTTCTTTAGATGAAGTTATGGGTAAAGAAATTGATTCAGAACAAGAAATACCTATGGACTTAATTAAAGACCATTACAGAGATTATTCTTTTGTTGATGAAGACTTTTTTTGTAACATTTAAATTAATTCAAATGAAATACTACATAGTTTGGATAGAAGGTTTGGAATATAAGGATGGCGAAAAGGTAAAGTCCTTAACTGATACAGGGTTTTCATATACAACCAAAATGATGGATGCAATGAGAATAAGAGAAAAGGATATACCTTTTATGTTAAATTATATGAAAAGACATGGGATTGCTGATTGGGTAATCAATTCCAATAATACCTTTATTAAAACAAGTTATGTACCCAATGGCACTTTATTAAAAATTTGGGAATAATTTGTTGTGATTTCATTTTTCTTTTTTACATTTGCATATCGTTTCACTTAAACAAAAACAAAATGACAAAGCAAGAAGTTATTTCGCAAGTTCAAAGTTCTTTGGGTTCACTATTCACCAAAGATGATGTGGTAAACTGCCTTAATATGGTGGTTGAAGAACCGAAGGTCAAACCTAAAATGCTTAACTATCCATCAAAGCAATGGTTGGACAAAATTAAAGATAGTGTTTTGGAAGCCATTCGCAATGTGGATTTTAATGATTCAGATATGTTTGAACTTGATAGTTTTGAATATAGCATTAGGTATGGAAATCAAGTTGAATTAGATTCATTCGATGTAAATGCTTGTGCATTGAAAACCTATATCGAAAATGAAATAGAAAATGCCTTTGGTGAGATTGAGGATGAAATCATTGAGATTCAAAATGAAGAAGATAGACTCAATGAGAATGAGGCACTTAAAGAAGCAATGGAAAATTAAATAAAAAGATTTGGGGGATAGAAATATTCCCCATTTTTTTGTTGTTAATTCAAATTAGTTTTTTACATTTGCATACAAATTAAAATAAAATAATTTATGGCAAACCCTTTAGTACATTCTCAATCATCGGTTAAAAGATGGGGAGGTGAAGTTGAAGATTACATTAAGATTCATTCTAAAATGGATTGTTCAAAGGCATATTTTCCTGACAACAGGCATAGAGCATTAACACATACATTCTTTTGGGTGTATGAAGTAATGATACCATTGTTTGGTGATTACATTACCAATAAAGATGGTAGGTCTGTATCTGTAAAGGATATATGTGAGTTACACATATTAGAGGATTATCGTATGAAATTCATTCCTACTGCACAAGATTTCTTACAAGAAATTGATATGAAAAATTGGATGCAGAATGGATTCAAAGAAGTTCCTGATTCATATAAAAAGATATTTCCCAATGGAGTAACTGATGAATTGGCAATGGAAAAAAAAGTAACAAAAATTTTGGTTGATTAGTTGTTAATTCAATTTTTCTTTTTACATTTGCATACACATTAAACAAAAAAAATTATGTCTTACAAAAAGTATATCGAAGATTTGGCCTTACGCTTTCCAAATGTTAAAAAAATTAGCGTTGATTACTATGGTGCAGGTGATTCATTTGAATCATTCAATGACCTTAACTTTGAAACAAAGGAAGGCGAAGTTTCGCCCAATTTTTCTTTTGATTATAAGGAAAGGGTTTCATTATTGAATGAAACAGAAATGAATGGATTGCTTTGGGATGCAATAGAAAAATCAGATGCAGACTTTAACAATGAAGGTTCAAGAGGTTATGTACATATTGATTTGGAAAATACAACATTAGAGGTGGAAAACTACTACATTGTTCAATCAGAAGAACTTGGTGGTGGTGTTGGGCCTTATATTCCAGAAGAGGAAGAAGATTAGTCTTTGATTTGTTTTTGGGTTTTTTAATTGTCATAAAAGTCCTCTCAAAATTTGGGAGGATTTTTTTTATCTTTTTGTTGTTAATACAAATTTTATTTTTACATTTGCATATCGTTTCACATTAAAAAAAATACTATGTTTAAAGTAACCGCAAAGGATGTAATCAGCACAATGGTAAACATTGGACTTGATGTAACCATTGAAAAAGATGGTAATGAATACGATTTGGAACTCAATGTCAAGTATGAAGATATGCCAAACTTTGGCACTACCGATATTACTTGGGAAGTCGTTGATGGTGATGATTCCATATTGGAGCAGGATGATATGCAAAACCAATTAGATGAATTTGTTCAGGAGTATGTTTACAATAACATTGGTAAATTTTAAATAAATTAGTTATGCCTAATTGGATTACAAACATTCTTACCATCAATGCTGATGAAAAGATGGTAGAGAAGATTCTTTCTCAAGTCAAGTCAGATGAATCTGAATTTGATTTCAATAACATTGTTCCACAACCCGCTGAATTAGAAGGAACAAAAGCACCGACAAAGATTATTTCAGATGAAGAATATGCTTTAGATTCTTCAAAGGGAATTACCCAAGCAATGTCAGATGAATTAATTTCAAAATACGGATATGATAATTGGTATGATTGGAGATATGAGAATTGGGGAACCAAATGGAATTCTGATGAAGTTCATATCTCTGATAATGAAATAACTTTCAATACTGCTTGGTGTAATCCTATGGCACTACTTGTTGCCTTGTCAAGAAAATACCCGGACATTCAATTTGATATAAAATTCTCTGATGAAGATTTTGGGTATAATGTAGGTACATATATCCTTAAAGATGGTGAGGAAATTGATTGCTATATTCCAGAAGGTGGAACAGAAGATGCTTATGAACTTGCTTTTGAAATTCAAGGTGGTAATGATTATTATACTTGGGATATTCTTTTCGATGCTGATGAAGATAAGGAATTAGATACCTTTTTCAAGACTATGGTAAAGATTGCATATAAGAATGACAAGGTAATTGACAATGATATGCCATTGCCAATATTAAATGAATTCCTTTCACTTGCTTTGGCAGATGAAGAGTATGAGTTTGCTGATAAGGTAAAGAAGGCAATAGAATCAAAAGAACAAATTGAAAAATAATTGTTGTTAATTCAAATTTTATTTTTACATTTGCATATCGTTTCACATTTTAAAAAAAGTTATGTCAAATCCATTTCCAAGAGCCGCTTCAGGCAGTTACAAAAATGTCCTTGTTGAAGGACTGAACAAGATTGGCGAAGATAAAGTAGCCGTTCAATTCGCAAAAGGCAATATGAAACTTGCCATTGCTTCTTCCATCTATGGCAATGTAAAACTCTTTCCTGAATTAAAAGAGGTTTGCCTAAAAGCATTGGATTCACTTGAACCGAATGATGTGGTCAATTACTATCGTTATGGTATTGCCTTTGGTGATTTCCTCATAGCCTCAAGTGATGTGTCCTTTGTGTATGACCCGACTGATGCAAAGGCAGTTGCACACGATAAGGCAATGAGAGAGAAAGATGGTGCAGAGATTCTTAATCCGTATTTTAACTAAAATAAATTTGGGGGATTAAGTTCCCCCATTTTTTTT